AGAAGAATTTAGTTATGATTCATTTTCTGAAGGTGAAAAACAAAGGATTGATTTGGCATTATTATTTACATGGCGCCAAATAGCAAAAATGAAAAATTCTGTTTCAACTAATTTATTGGTGCTTGATGAAACCTTTGATTCAAGTTTGGATTATGATGGTATTGAAAACCTATTTAAAATACTACACACACTTCCAGATGATAGCAACATCTTTATTATATCACACAAAGGAGATATTCTTGATGGCAAATTTGATGATAAAATGGAATTTTATAAAGAGAAAAACTTTAGTAAAATTAAATAGAATTAATTGTTTACAATATGGTAAAATTAAATTATAATAGTATAATAAATATAAGGAGTATATTATGGAAATAAACGAGAACACTCTCGAAGTGTTACAAAATTTTGCGACTATAAATCAGAATATTCTTATCCGACCTGGACAAGATATTCGTACGATTTCAGAAGCACGCAATATTTTGGGTAGAGCAACATTAAATGTTGACTTTCCCAATGAATTTGGCATTTATAACTTAAATGAATTTTTAGGTGCCTTAACAATTGTTGATAAACCTAACTTGGATTTTAAGGAATATCATGTACAGATTGGTGATTCATCAGGTAGGTCAAAAATAAAATATTTTTTCTCGGCATCTGATACATTAACCTTTTCGGAAAAAGATATTACAATGCCTGAATGTGAGGTAAAATTTGTTCTGGACCAATCAACAATTAAGAAATTAAAAAATGCAGCTTCTACGCTCGGTCATAAGGAATTAATTATAACTGGTAATAATAACCTATTAACATTAACTGTTACTGACTCTGGTAATAGTACTGCAAACAGTTATTCAATTGATATTGATGGTGACTATGAATCAGAGATGTTTAAATTTATTTTGGACATTGAAAACCTAAAAATATTACCTGGTGACTATCAGGTAAACATATCATCAAAACTTATTTCACATTTTACTAATAAAGAAAAGAATGTCCAATACTGGATTGCCCTTGAAAAAACATCTAATTATGGAGGATAATATGGCAACAAAAAAAGAACCTAGTAATAATAATCAAGACCAATTAACAAATCTGGCAAATAGAGTTTCAAGAAGTTCTATTGCAGTCGTTGATGCAGTTGCACAACGTGGTGGTTTTAAAGGCGAAGAGTTTTCAACCATTGGTGCATTACGTGACCAATGTGTCCAAATGATTCAAATAATAGAATCCATGGAACAAGAACAAGCCATGACTGTTGATGAAGATTAATTTTAAAATAAGAAATATATTATGTCAAGTGAATTTTTATGGGTCGAGAAATATCGGCCAAAGAGGATATCTGATGTTATTCTACCTGATAACCTCAAAAATATTTTTATCAAAATTGTTGAAAACAAAGAAATACCTAATATGCTCTTTACTGGGACTGCCGGCCTCGGTAAAACTACTGTGGCCAAGGCCCTTTGTAATGAGCTAGAATTAGATTATCTTATTATTAATAGTTCTGAAGAAGGTAATATTGATACCCTCAGAACTAAAATAAAACAATTTGCATCCACTGTGTCCTTACAAGGTGGATATAAAGTCGTTATATTGGATGAAGCAGACTATCTTAATGCACAATCAACTCAACCTGCATTAAGAGCATTTATCGAAGAGTTTTCCAATAATTGTAGATTTATTCTTACCTGTAATTTTAAAAACAGAATTATTGAACCACTGCACTCTCGTTGTAGTGTATATGAATTCAATACTACCAAAAAAGAAATGGCAGGTCTTGCTGGAAAATTTATGGCAAGAGCATCACACATTCTTACTGATGAAGGTATTGAATTTGAAAATAAGGCCCTTGCTGAACTCATAATGAAATATTGTCCTGATTGGCGTAGAGTATTAAATGAGTTACAAAGATATTCTATTACAGGTCAGATAGATTCAGGCATACTTGAAAATATATCTGATACAAACTATAATAATTTATTTACTTTTCTTAAGGACAAAGATTTTAAGAAAATGCGACAATGGGTTACAAACAATATAGATGTAGACTTTTCTGTAATTACAAGAAATGTTTATGACAAATGTGAAGAAGTCATTGATAGCTCTTCTATTCCTCAGTTGGTTCTTATACTTGCTGATTATCAATATAAAAATGCCTTTGTTGCCGACCACGAATTAAATACGGTAGCATGTTTAACGGAGATTATGGCCAATGTCAAATTTAAATAAAATAGGATTTACATGTTCAACATTTGATTTATTTCATGCAGGGCATGTTGCAATGTTAGAAGAATGTAAACAAAACTGTGATTACCTTATTGTTGGTTTACAGACAGACCCATCTATAGATAGGAAAGAAAAAAATAAACCTATACAAAGTATTATTGAACGATATGTACAATTATCTGCATGTAAATATGTAGATGAAATTGTGCCTTATGAAACAGAAAATGATTTACTAGATTATTTAAGACTACATGAAAGAACAATTAATGTTCGATTTGTAGGCGAGGAATATGCAGATAAAGATTTTACTGGTAGAGAACTTACGTCAACATTTGGTGACGATAATAAAATGATTATATATTATAACAGAAGAAGCCATAATTTTAGTTCATCTGAATTAAGAGAGAGAATACAAAATGCATAGGTTTTGGAAAATATGGGCTAAGACAATTGGTAGTAAAATAGGTAGCGATAGAGAAAGTGACATCGCTGCATTTATTAGAACAATATGGGTATTAACTCATATGCTAGCATGCTTCTTTATTATAGCACACAATGGTACAAAATTAGGTTGGTTTTAATGCACCCACCTAGTCAACTTGATTATTACAATAGGACAGTAAATTTAGATATTAGCAATAAATGTATATTACAATGTCCAGCATGTGACAGACAAATTGATAAGAGTATGGTAAAAAGAGCTCGTGATATAACATTACAGGATTATCAAAAAGTAATAGATGCGTTTCCTAATATAATGTTATGTGGTCAAATATCCGACCCAATATATCATTCAAAGTTTTTGGATTTATTAACAATGTCCAAACCTCTTAAATTTTTAGGTATTTCTACAAATGGTTCAGGTAAAAAGGAATCTTGGTGGGAAAAGGTATTTACAATCAGTCTAAAAAATGATAATATAGACTGGAGATTTGCCTTAGATGGATTACCAAATGAAAGTCATAACTACAGAATAAATCAAGATGGTGAATATGTATGGGAAATTATGAAAATGGGCAAAAAAATGGGTGCAAATATTACATGGCAATATATACCATTTTTATATAATGAGGAACATATAGATGAAGCAATACAAATGGCCAAAGATAATAACATGAAGTTTATGTTAAAAATATCAAGTAGGCATCCAGAAGGAATGGTACCAAGTAGAGAGGATTTAAGAGTTGACAGAATTAGACTCGAAGATTGAGTTAAAGCCTAAATGTGTATCTAATAAAGAACCTGCTTTAACAGCTGAAGGTTTTTTTCTTCCATGTTGTTGGTGTGATAGAAGAAACAAATACTTTATAGAAAAAGGTTTTTTAAATAAAGAACTTCATATATCCAATGTAAATGATATAGTAAGTGAAATATTCAATTCTGAAACCTGGATAAAGTTCTTTGATGAAATACAAAATGGTAGTGATTACCCATCTGTTTGTAAAGAGCATTGTGGTATAAATAAAATAACAAATAAAAAGATTATAAAATGAATCCCTTTGAATATTTAAATGCAATTAATAATACTAAAAAAGATATTATGATTGATGACCTCTCAGAAAAACAATACAATAGTTTTATGATTAACCGTGGACTGTCTTATTTTCAGGATACTGTTCTTATGGCAAATGAAATGAATGTTAATCATCATATAGATAATCGTCTACAATTTCGGTTTTTTATAAATATAATTAGACCGCGTAAAAGGTTTAGTAAATGGTTTAAACCAGAGACTGAAAATGATGTGGAAGTAATTAAAGAGTATTATGGATATAGCAACGACAAAGCAAGACAAGTCCTTCGCTTATTTTCCAAAGAACAAATAGAACAATTAAAACAAAAGGTATATAAAGGTGGAAGAAAATAATCTCACAGAGTGGACACCTAATTCAATGCTTGAAATAGTATTGAATGAACCAGACGATTTCTTAAAAGTTCGAGAAACATTAACACGTATAGGTGTAGCTTCAAGAAAAGATAAAAAGCTATATCAATCATGCCATATATTACACAAGCAAGGCAGATATTTTATTGTGCATTTCAAAGAACTATTTTTACTTGATGGTAAGAAGTCAGACTTAGAAGAGTCTGATATTGCAAGACGTAACACAATTGCTCAACTTATGAGTGATTGGGGCCTAATTACAATTGATAACAATACTAAATTAGACCCCCTCGCACCATTGAGACAAATCAAAATCATCTCATTTAAAGATAAAGATGATTGGGAATTGTGTCCAAAATACAATATCGGTAACAAACTAAATTAGATAAAACCTAATTTTCTTTTAATAATTAAAAGATAAGCTTGTTCTATTGATTTCTTTTTGCGTATGAGATTGATTGCGTGTTCCATAGCACTCTCCCTTTTTACAGTTAAAGTGCGTTCCTTCGCGTAGTGCTACTTCCGTCCTATTTGGATGAACGTAATATTATTTATATATAGTTTTATGTGGAATCAAGAAAAATTTATAAAAACCTGTGAGGAAAATGTAAGGATAATATCACAAGCATATAAAGATACAGCTCCTGTAAAATTAAATTCCTATTCAGACTTCGGCCATTGGGAGAACAAATGGTGGAATCATATTGACCCCTTAATAAAACAAACAGTATTTAATAAAAAGAAAGAAGATGATAGCTATGGAATGGCAGGATTTGCTAAATTTCGCATAGAGAAACAAGACATTCCTATTATAAAACAATTTTCTGAACATTTATTTAGTAAAATATTTTCTGAACATAAAATTACAGCTTGGGGAAGTACAAGAAGTTATGATATGGGAAGCACATGGCATGAGGATTATGAAGAGGATACGCCTACATATCTTATATGTATTAATTTAATAGGTGATACACATTGGAGATTTAAAAATTATGATGATATAAACCTTTCAACAGGAGAGTTATTATGCCAAAATGGAAGTATGGCACATAATGTTGAACCAATTAGTAAAAGATTTACAAT